AAGTGCCTACAGAAGATGCCTCAGAAGAAGATATTAATTCGTTCTATAATCAATTAGGGAGGCCAGAGGCACCAGATAAATATGAAATTAATCTCCCTGAGACAGAATACCGTCAGGAAAAAATAGATGAATTTTTACAGAGGGCACACGCATCAGGTCTAACAAATAAACAAGCCCAAGATGCTTTAGACTTTTATCATTCTTTAGAAACTGATACACAGGTTAATGCAGAGGCCGCTATGCAACAAGCTAGGTTAGATGCGGAAACTGTACTGAAAAAGGAATGGGGGCCAGCCGAATATGCTAAGAATTTAGCGGTGTCCCGTAGAGCGTTCAACCGTTTTGCAGACGATGATTTAAAACAGTTTGTAAATGAAAGCGGTGTAACCAATAATGTTGCGATGATTAAGTTTCTGCATCGTATTGGCTCCGCATTTAGTGAGCCTGCTTTAGAGGGTTCTGGTAAAACTACAGGCTCTATTGATCCTGATTCAGCCAAGCTGGAAATTGCGGCTATGATGAAGGATAAAAAACACAAGTATAATGAAGCTTTATTTGATAATATGCACCCGAAGCATATGGAGGCTATTTCATATAGAGATCATTTGTATGATATGATTTATACCGAGGAATAAATGGATAATATTTTTTGTTCTGCGTGTGAAAACTTTGAGTACCAAGATAGACGTATCGAAGGCAAAGCCACACCAGAGCAGTATGGCTACTGTAGAGAATTTAAACGGCAAACTTCTGCCGATTCTTTCTATGCAGTATGTCTTGGTGCTTCCCCTATAGATGTTCAGATAGAGAAGCCCAGTATTGTGAAGAAACGGCCTTGAAAAAGATAACCATATCTTCACGCAAATAGAGCCTACATAGTGTAGACAACTCTCCTTTTTTAATCTCTTTACTTACAAGAGGTCTATTATGAGTATCGAAGTCAATAAGGCATTTGCCCAGAAGTTTAGGGACAGTTTTATTCACTTGGTACAGCAAAAAGGTTCACGTTTGCGTGAGTATGTTCGTGTTAATACGGATATACAAGGCAAGTACGATCACTTTGACCGTTTAGGTAGCACATCGGCTCAAAAAATAACGAGTCGGCATAGTGATACACCTTTGATCTCTACCCCACACTCCCGTAGACGAGTTTCTATGGAAGATTACAACTGGGCTGATTTAGTCGATAAGGCTGATAAGGTTCGGATGTTAGCTGATCCTACTAGCGAATATATGAAAGCTGGTGTATGGGCTATGGGTAGAACAATGGATGATGTACTTATCTCTGCGATGTTGGGCAACGCTGTTAGTGTGGATGAAAATGATTCCTCAAGCAACACCGCTTTGCCTGCGGCACAGAAGATTGCTGTATCAGGTACTACGGATATGAACATTACGAAACTGAGAGAAGCAAAACAAATCTTAGATTCTTCTGATGTTGATCCTGATTTACCACGTTGTATTGTTATGAAGTCTAACCAATTTTATGATCTCCTCGGAGATACTGAAATTCAAAGTGCAGACTACAATACAGTAAAAGCCTTAGTAGCTGGTGATATTGATACCTTTATGGGATTCAAATTCATTCGCTCTGAGCGTTTAACAAGCGACTCTAATGGTGATACCCAATGTATTGCTTGGATTCACGATGGAGTTGGTTTGAGTCTAGGTATGGACGTTAAAACCGAAATTACGGAACGTTCAGATAAAAACTATAGTACGCAAGTCTATGCCCAAATGTGTCTCGGTGCGGTTCGCATTGAAGATGAAAAGGTCGTAGAAATTGCTTGTACTGATTCTTAAGGGAGGTATATAAATGGCTACTTATAAAAGTACAGAGTATACTTCTGCTACGGACGGTACAGGTACTAAAAATGCGCCTACCACTTGGAATGGCGTAACCTATCGGTATGCTAGATTTACTGGGCAAGCTCTCAGTTCGTCTGATGTCGTACAGGTTATGACTATACCTTCTGGTGTACGCATACTTCCGCAGTCAATGGTCATTATTAGTGATCTTGAATCATCGGCTACGGTTAATGTGGGATATGCCGCACACACTACTCAAAGCGATGGTTCTGCTGTAGCTTTGGATGCTGACGCATTTATTAGTGCTGTAGCCGCAGATTCCGCTAGGACTGTTACTAACTTCCATGAAAGCGGAACCCATGATACGGGTTATGTGACTACTGGTGAAATGGTGTTGACCTTTGCTTTAGGCGCAGGCACATCTGTAACCGCAGACACATTCGATTTTCATGTAATGTACGCTGATCCTAACTAAGATTGTAGGGTGGTATCTTCCGGGGGTGCCACCCTACTTCTTTTATGATATGAGACTAAAAAAAGGCGAAATGTATTATGTAGAGTGGGACGATACCTTAATTCGCAACGATTGGTCTGAGGATGATACAAATGAGTTTTTAGAGGATTCCCCTAGAGTACGCTTTATGGGGTGGTTCGTTAAAAGCGATAAAAAAGCTAAGATATTTATTCTACAAAGTGATGTGCCTCCGGGTACAGTAGTAGGGGAAAGAATTAAAGTGCCGATTGGCATGATAAGAGTTATTAAACGATTGAAGTTTGCGGAGTAACCTATGGGTTCAAAAGTAGATTTAGCTAACGAAGCCTTATTATTGCTTGGTGCTAATACCATAACAAGTTTTACAGATAATGATTCTAATGCCGTACTGGTTAATCGTTTTTACGACAGCGAAAGAGATGCCCTTTTGCGTAGCCATAGATGGAACTGTGCTGTAACAACCGCAAACTTAGCTTCATTAACTGACACGCCTATTATAGATTGGCAATATAAATTTACCCTACCTACCGATCCTTACTGTTTACGTGTATTAGATGTGAGAACTGTTACAGGGGATATTAAATTAGATTTTGCTATACAGGGCAGGGAATTGCTTACAGAAGAATCCTCTATAGATATAACGTATATTCAAAAGCTAGAAGATACTATGCTGTATGATGCTATGCTCTACCAAGCACTTGTTTTTAGAATGGCTTGGAAACTAGCATTTCCTGTAACACGATCAAATACGGTGATGCAACAAATGGCCCAGTTATATGATGCTATTGTAAGAGATGCTAGGGCAGTCGATTCGCAAGAAGGCACACCAGAGACTATTGAAACAGATGCTTTGACTGATTTAAGGTTACGCTAAATGGCGAAAGTATGGCCTATACAGACCAATTTTACCGCAGGCCAGCTATCGGCTAGGTTGCATGGACGAGTTGATGTTAATAAATACAACAACGGTCTAAAGACCCAAAAGAATGCTTATAGCCTACCGCATGGTGGCGTTATCCGTAGGGGTGGTTTTAACTATGTTGCGGAAGCTAAAGGTGTGGCTAGTGGCTCTGAGTTAGTAGCTAATGGCACCTTTGCCTCTAATATTACTGGCTGGACAAATAAAAGTGTAGGTTCTGGTAGTTCTATTGCACATGCTACAAATCTAATGAACATCGTTTCAGTCGATGCTAATAATTACGGATGGGCTGAAGATGAAATTACAACTGTAGCTGGCAAGCGATATGTGATGAGTTTCGTCATTGGTGTTGGCGCAATCAATGTGCAAATTGGTACTGCAACGGGTGGCGTTGATATTCTTGCCTCTACATCCTATGCTGTCGGCACTCATACTATAGAATTTATTGCATTAAGTACGGCTACATTTATCGGCTTTAAGCATACTACGGGGGCAACACATACTTTAGATACTGTTAGCGTTAAGGTAGCGACACAAGACGCAAAGATTAGATTGGTACGCTTTGAGTTTAGTATTACTCAGGCTTATATTTTAGAATTTGGAAATCTGTATATCAGGGTTTACAAGGATAATGGTCGTATACATACTGGTGGTGCCCCAGTAGAAATTGTAACCCCATTTACTACAGCACAATTATTTGATCTGTACTTCGCTCAATCAGCCGATACTCTCTATATCGCACACCCTACTCACGCCCCACGTAAGTTGACACGTACAAGTGATATTGCTTGGACTTTAGCAACTCTTTCCTTTACTTCTGCCCCTTCTGACTTTGTTGCAGGCGCAGGGGATTACCCTCGCTGTGTAACCTTCTTTGAGGAACGGTTGTATTGGGCTGGTACAGATAATAAACCACAAACAATCTGGGCTAGTAAATCTGGTGATTTTTTGAATATGAATCAGGGTACTGGCTTAGATGATGAATCACTAGCTTTTACATTAGCGACTGATGATGTGAATGTTATCAGATGGATGAAAGCCTCTGATGTTCTACTGGTAGGTACGGTAGGTGGGGAGTTCAAATTACATGGTAGTGGCAATCCAGTTACCCCTT